GAACCAACACCTCAACCAATATCAACGGCAACTGACGAACAGGTTTTAAAAGATATGGTTTGTTCATTGGACAATCCAGATGATTGTGAGGCTTGTGGGTCATAAAATTGATTATGAAAATAGAAAGGGGGGTATGTAAATATCCCCTTTTTTTATTAATATCATTTAATAAATTAAAAAAAGAGTTAGTTTAATATTTATATAGAAAGAATAAATAATGGAAAACCCTTTCAGTTTTGGTATAAATTTCCCCTTTAGTGAATCTAAGGGTGGTAAGTATTTAGGTTTAACCGAAAGTACTTCAGATGAGATAAGAGCGATATTGATTCACTTATTACTAACTAGAAAAGGAACCCGTTATTATTTACCTTCATTTGGTACACGATTATATGAATATATTTTCGAACCAATGGATTCAACGACCTTTAATAGGATTGAAAATGAGGTTACAACTGCGGTTGAGGAGTTCATCCCTAATGTGACCATAAATAAAATTGAGGTGACTCCATATTTAGATACGGAAGAATCACCGGGTGAGTACGTTACCGGATTAGACGAAAGACTTTATAGGACTGCGGCTGATGGTACTGAAGAGTATACGGTAAAGTTAAGAATAGACTACTCAAATAATAATGGTCAATTCTCACAAAGAGATTACATAATTATAAATTTATAAAATGGCTGATAGAATATCGTACACAGAAAGAGACTTTTTAGGGTTAAGAAATGAGTTAGTTAACTTAACTAAAGAGTATTACCCTGATTTAATTCAGAATTATAACGATGCGTCTTTATACTCTGTATTTTTGGATATGAACGCAGCGATTGGTGATAACTTACATTATCACTTAGATAGAACAATGCAGGAGACTGTATTAGATTTTGCACAACAAAAACAATCAATATATAACATTGCAAGGACTTACGGTCTGAAGTTGCCAGGGAAGAGACCTTCAGTTTCTTTAGTGGACTTTACCATTACGGTTCCTGTTTCGGGGGATAAGGAAGATGCTCGTTACTTAGGGTTACTTACGAGAGGTGCTCAGTTAACGGGGAACGGTCAAATATTTGAGACGGTGTATGACATTGATTTCTCATCTCCTTATGATATCAAAGGAAATCCTAATAGAACTAAAATTCCAATAACTGATGCTAGTGGAAACATTGTATCGTACAACATCACAAAAAGAGAGGTTGTGGTTAATGGTATTACAAAGGTATTTAAAAAGGTTATCAGACCAACAGACGTAAAACCATTTGCTAAGATATACTTACCTGATAATGATGTGTTAGGTATTATTGGTGTTATTGAAAAGCAAGGGACTACATTCACAACGATTCCTTCAGATTCTGAATTTATAAGTTCAAGAACAAAATGGGAGGAAGTAAAAAGTTTATCACAGGACAGAGTATTCGTTCCCGATATGACATCACCTTCAGACCAACCAGGATTGGTTAGAGGTAAGTATAAGACGGTTGATAGAAGATTCATTAATGAGTTTACACCTGAAGGGTTCTCATTTTTAACTTTTGGTGGTGGTAATACTAGTGCTCAGGACCAATTCGACACCTTTGTTGACTTAGGTGGTGATTACGATATGTTAGATTTAACTAACAATTTATCATTGGGTAGGTCACTTAAACCAAATACTACATTATTCATTAAGTATAGAATCGGTGGTGGTGTAAGTTCGAATGTTGGTGTTGGAGTGTTATCGTCTTTAGGTGATTACAACTTAGTAATGACAGGACCTTCACAGACTATTAATACAAATGTAATTAATTCACTTAGAGGTGAGAATGTAACTGCTGCTATTGGTGGTGCTGACAAACCTTCATTAGAGGAAGTAAGAAATATGGTGGCGTTTAATTTCGCGGCTCAAGAGAGAGCGGTGACATTAAATGATTATAGAATATTAATTAAAACAATGCCAGCAAAATACGGAGCACCTTCAAAGGTCAACGTATTCGAGGAAGATAATAAGATACGTATTAATCTACTATCTTATGATTCTAATGGTAACCTTACATCTAAAGTGTCTAATGTCCTTAGACAGAACATTGCGGAGTACTTATCAGAATTCAGAATGATTAATGATTACATCGAAACTGAAGTTGCAGAGATTGTCGACTTAGGTTTAGAGATTGATGTTATCTTAGATAAGAAAGTTAATCAAACTGAGGTGATATCTAATATCATTACAGAGGTTAGTGAATATATGGGTATTGACGGAAGAGATTTAGGGGACCACTTATTTGTTGGTGAATTAAAACAAGTTATCAACTCACAGTCGGGTGTTGTCAACATTACAGACTTAAGGGTTATTAATAAAACGGGTGAGGGATATTCAGACACTAAGACTCCTCAGTCGTACAGTGATGAAGCCACACAACAGGTTTTACTTGGTGACGAAACCCTTTATATGAGGACTAATCAGATATATCAGGTTAGGTATCCAAAAAAGGATATTGTTGTTAGAGTAAAAACCATATCATCCCCATTAGTTGGGTAACCTTTACTAAACGTATTGATTTACTATTTTTCTATAGAGAAAATACGCAATAAAGTATTTATTTAAAAGAATTAATATGTCTAAATCAATAAGAATACGTACAGAACCTGGTGTCGATACGAATATTAAAATTAATATTGAGCAGGATTTCGATACGTTAGATATCCTATCCCTTAAAATGACTCAAACAGAGGCGTATACTAGTTTATGTGCTGACTTTGGGGTTGTAGTGGGTAGAGTATTTACCAACGGAGGTTATGGTATTCCAAATGCGAGGGTATCTATTTTTGTACCCATTAGTGATTTAGATGAGGATGACCAGTTCATTAAAGAAATATACCCATTTAGGACTATTTCGTCACGAAATGAAGATGGTTATAGATATAACTTACTACCGAAAGTAAAACAACACTCAGGTCATACACCTACGGGTACCTTCCCATCTAAGTTAGAGGTGGTAACGAATGATACTGTTTTAGAAGTTTACGAAAAATATTATAGATATACTGCAAAGACAAACGACTCTGGTGACTTTATGTTATTTGGGGTTCCGTTAGGTAATCATATGATTCATTATGATTTGGACTTATCGGATATCGGTTGTCAATCTATGGTTCCATTTGACTTCATATATGAAGGTGTTTCAGAAGAGAAGTTTGAAAACAATTATACCTTTATGTCGTCAGATAATTTAGATACATTACCACAAATAGTTTCCACACAAAAAACAGTTAGTGTTGAACCATTTTGGGGTAACTCAGAATTATGTCAGGTGGGTATAACTCGTTCTGATTTTGATTTAAAAGAAAGAGGTGTGAGGATTGAACCTTACTCTTTATTCATGGGTGGTAGTTATACCGATAGTGAGAGAGACGGAGTTAGAGTTAGATGTAACGTGGATAATGATATGGGTGAAAAATGTTCCTTAGTTACGGGTAAGGGAGATATAGAGTCTATCAGATTTTCAGGTGAATACGAAAAAAACCTTGACGGTACAATTAACGTTAGACGACCATTATTAGAGTCTATTCAACTTGATAGTGAAATTGATGAGAACGGTAGTTTCTTTGTGAAGGTACCAATGAATCTAAACTACGTGGTTACTGATGAGTTTGGTTATATTGTTGAGTCTAAAGACCCTGATGTAGGTATACCAACATTAGGTAAATATAGATTTAGGTTATCATTAAGAGATGACAGTGGAGGTAAAAAAACATATAGAGGTAAGTACTTAGTACCTCAGATTAAAGAACACCATACAAATGGATTTGGTAGTATTGACGATAAGTCGTATGCGTTCTCAATAAATATTGATGATTATCCGGATGATGCGATTGATGATATTATTGGTATAAACAATCCTGATTCACACCCTAACGATTATTTTTATTCATTAAGGTATCATAGAATATATACCGTTTCGGGGTTTGTAAATCAGTATTATAATAAAAGTGCCTTAGAGAGTGCATTTGGGTTCTTCACTAAAAATAGATATGAGTCCTTTTTAGGTATAAAAGAGATACAACCAGAATCCACAGAAGATTGTGAGAACAATAATCAGTATTTCCCGATAACTGATGCGGTTAAGAATAACAAGTTTAAGTTTTTAATTGTAATAATAATAAGTTTTTTAGAATTATTATATCTGAGAATAACTCAATATGTTATAGATAAGGTAGTAGAATTTATTTTTGATATTTCAGATGCGTTATATGGTGTTAAGATTTTCAGAAAAAGAGTTTTAAAAGGGGTTGCGAATAGAGTTGGTAAATTTGGTAAAACGGTGCAAGAAGCGACTGTGAGAAAACTGGGACTTATTAATTATCCGGATTGTTACGATTGTGGAAATGAAGACGGTAGTAGTGATTCGGGTCAAAGTTCACAGACAAACTATTTTACGATTTCAACTCCCACTGATGAAGACTTATCAATTACTATTGGTAATGGGGAGTATGAACAAGCATTAGGAGGACCATATGACTTTACTGAGTTATATGAGGATTCTAGTTTCGTTGATACGGATGGTGATGGTATTGCAGATTTATTTACTGCGGGGGTATTTGATGAAAGTTTGTATATCCCTTCAACAATAACAATGCAGAGTGATGCGAACTATATTATTGAAATTGACTTAGGACCGTACTCAGGGTTTTACTTGGTTGGTGCTGATAGTGAATATGCTTTTGACACGGCAACTGGGGCACCAACAAAGATTAATGATATATTTACTGTGATTAAAGATGATATATTAACGGCCAATAATTTATATGGAGTGTCTCCAAATACATTAGTGTCAGGGTCTTCGCATTCAACTAACGGGATTATTAAAGTTATTAATGTATATCGATACGCGACCGCAACACAGACTAGTAGTCAAATTAATACAAATGCTGAAGGTGGTTGTGAAAAATATGACGTATTATATGACCATACTGGTGGGGGTATGAGATTATGGGCGTTTAGGGACCCAAACACTTATGAATCGTATATACAAAATCATGACGGTTTTACGCCTTACCCTGATGTTTTTTTAGATGGTAGTGAGGACCCATGTAATTATGAAACACCGGAGTTTGGTATTGTTGCTTCAGTATCTAAGGCGAATATCGAAAACGCTAATATCGATGACCTTAATAGGGGTAGAAGATTGGGTAGAGTACATTATAGTGGAGGTACTGCGTCGGGGTATTCTGAATTTAGAAATGGGATATATACTTTAATACCGGTTGCCGGTGAAAATCAGAAATTGATTGGTGACTATTATAGAAAAAAGAGGTTAGGTAAGTTACTTTGTTCCGGGTATATATCATACGGGTTTTTTAATTCATGGTTAAATGGTTCACTATATTTTTTTCAGTTTAGAAGAAGAAAAGGTGGTGATAAGGCTAAATTCTGTAAGGATTTAATATATAGAAAAAAGGATGATACGGGTACTCACTATTATTATCGTTCAACACCGTATTGGAATGGGCAGTTTGTCGGTTTAAGTAAATCATATGTGGGGGCTAATGAAGTTGGAGTTGATGGATATGCTGAAAGAGGGAATAGAGAAATACTTAGTCCAACAACGATAGTGGATTTAGGTCCAAGAAATACGTTCATTAATGAAATATGTACGGACTCAAGTTTAGATGTGAATTGTTCTACAGTTAGAAGCTTAGGTTCTACATCGTATCAAGATATAAATGACTTAATGGAGTATATCTTACAGTCTAAGGAGGTAAAAGAAAAGGGGAAGTTAGACGCTAGTGACTTATTTGATAGAAGGGGTCTAGGGTTAATAGATGGGGATATTGCTCAACTACTTAATTTCAATTCACAAGTGGGGATATACGGTTATGAAGATGAATCCGCAGATAGTCCATATTACCCTGATGGAGGTGCTTTTATGTATGACGGCATTGGACCGGTAGGTGTTGACTTCGTTTTTTCAGAAGATGATGAGGATACTCCAGATACTATTGAAATGAACGGAGCGTTAATAAGGTTATGTATTAACGGTGTTGGTAACTTAACAGAGACCACTCAAGAAGTCCCTTATTATCATTGGGATAAGAAAGGTTCGGGTTTCGGACCTAACAATAGTAACAGTGAAAAGCAGACATGGGATAAAGGTAGTATCGAAAGTACTAACATGCAAGGAGGTTGGGTTACTGAAGGGTTACTTAAACCAGACCCGGATAGTAGTGATGAGGTAAGTGCGTATTATTATGATAATGACACTACCTCCGAAATTGCGTATGAGGCGTATACGTTACCTCCGATTAGAGATTGTAACGATGAAAATTACAATCAAAATAAGATACCATTAGGTGGTCCATTCTTTTTCTACTTTGGATTAAGAACGGGGAAAACTTCGTGGAATAAATTCATAGATAATTACGGACCTAAATAATGGATAATAAGAAGATAGTATTACCAAAGTTAAGATTTAAAGGTTCTGAAGAGTCTGACATCAACCTTAAAGTAAATATGGGTCAGGAGACCCGTCATATTATAGAGGGTGATAGAACGGTTTTATTGGACCAGTCCCAACAATACGATAAAGAAAGACAGGATTCTAATAAGTACCGACTAACTGCGGTTATGAGACCTATATTTAAGAACCTTACTGATGTGTTAACGAGTAATATTGATATACTTTCAGAGATGTTCTTTAATAGTGAGAAGGTAGATTACGTTATTAACAATACTTCAGCAAATACGCCTGACGATTTAAACTTAAATCAGTTGGCTGGTAAGTTATCTTATGATGAGTTTGACTTATTTAGGAAAGACTATAATGGTAGTAGTGACCCAAATAGTTTTGGGTTATATAATAACGGTAATGGTTTTGGTGTGGTAAACGCTGATAGGATTAATTGGAATATGTATTTAACTTATCCCTCAAAAAAGGTTAACGCGTTTAGAAAAAGTTTTAAAGTGGATACTTTCGATGGTGAAAGTGGGATTGATTTTGACTTAGTTAATGGTTTACCTTTTAGAGCTTATGATAGGGGTAGTTATTATGAGATATATTCACCATTCCCTCACGGATTAACGGAAGATGGTTTTGTAAAGATAGGAAATCACACTTATAATGTTGATGAGGTGGGTAATGAGAAATACCGTTCAGAAGAAAATTGGTTTATAATTAATAAGGGTCAATTACCAAATGGAATAACATTGGGTGATGGTGAATTTAAAAGAGTTGCTGAGAAAAATAATGTTAATGAAACAACATCTGAATATTTTGTATTGGAACATACGGTATTAAAAACACCAAAGGATTTTACAATTAATAAGAACGCATTTGAGAGTTCTATATTTGAAGATGAGAAAAAACTACCAAAATACTTTGTAAGTAACGACCCAAATAGTACTAACTATGGAGTTGCGTCATTTAATAGTGATGGTAAAGTCGTTACACAGGAATTAGGAGATACCTATTTAGTTATCTTAGAAGATGAGGTTGATGTTGAAGGATTAAAAGACCACTTAGACCGTCCTATATTATCGTTATACTTCACAAACCTATTTAAAAATACAATGGGTATGTTCAGTAGACAACAATTTTGTTATAAAGAACAGTTGGGTTTAGGTAATGAAGATATAAATACTGATGTAGATATTTCATTGTATGACACTACGACTGATAAGGTGGTTAGAGACTACCAAGTTGGGGATACCATTTATGGGGGTATTTATGAATACAATCCATATGACTTAGAAGAGAGATTGGTATCTGAAAGAAAAAACAGATTAAAGTATAGTGATGACTTATTCTTTATAGATGAAGGTCCTAATTATACTTACGATATACATCACGAATTTAAGATAAATCAGTTATCTGATTATGTTGAGGAAAGTGAGACGAGTAATATTTTTAACCTACCGACTTACTCCAATTATGTGGAGAAAGAAAAGAAATGGATTTGGAGAGATATATGGACTAAAGGGTATGTTAACCCCGATGGTTTAGGAGTGGATTATCCATTTATAAATGGGTGTCACTATATTAATAAACATTTAAATTTATACATAAAACCTGACACTATTGATGGTGTTACTAACGACAGAAATAAGGTTACGGGTATTAATTCATTTATAATCGATAATTGTGGGTAAAATTAGAATACAGAGAGGTGATACGTTAAACGTCCCAATAGAGTTAAACCAAAAGTTTGATATAACGGGACAAGAGAACTTGGTTAAAAAGTACGAGGACGATGTCATGCAACAAATCATTAATCCCGTAAAGGATTATGAGGTTGGTAAGTTTATCCATAAACCCAATGAAAATGGAGATAATAACCTTTATATGGTTATGGCGTTTAGATATTTAAATGCTTGGATTGATGAATATACGCCACAGGGGTTTGATGAGTTGGAATTGTTTAAATTCACTAAAAATGTTAAAAATAGTTTCTTTAAGTTAGATTTTTACGATTCACCTCAAAGGGAGAGACAGAAATTACAGTTCACTAAGATAGTGCCAATGTTTTTATCTAATTTAGTTACATACGACAAAGATAAAGACGATATTCCCGATTATATGGATTCAGATGTTTTTGGTGAAAACGAGATTGGTGCGGTATTAAATGATAGTCAGAATAGTAGTAATGAATTAACTGATAGATTAAATACAAATATAATACAAAATACTGCTGGTTCTTATATTATACCTAATTTTTTCTCTAATTTGATAAAGAATTCTGAAATAGGAAATGTTTATGTTTTTAAAGACACAGACACTAAAGATATTGATGAATTTTATTTTACCTGTCGATTCTTTAATGCTAAGACGGGTGGTGTGGTTAGATTATTAAACGGAGTGGTAGATGACCCTAATGGTAAAGTAGTTCCAAATAAAGATTATTACTTTAAGTTAGTTATAGATAGGTCAGAAAAAACCTATCAAATATTCAAAGAAGACGAAACAAACCAAACAAAATATGGGAACAGAGTTGGTAACACCATAAGTAATGCATTGATATTTTTCGAGGAATAATGAAACGAGTAGTTAAGAAAATCACAAACGGCAATCACATAGTTCCAATTCATTTAGAACAGGATACGGAAAATATTGGACTATATAGTCCAACGGATGGTAATATTGGACAAATAGATGTGATATGTAATTTTGTTATTAAAACACAAAGTGGGACTAAAACAATAACCATTAAAGATGGTGTGGATTTGAATAGGTATTCATTTGTTAAAGGTCTTTCATATACGATTGAATGGGGAGATGGAACTGAAGATAACTACCAAATTAACGGTGATTTACAAACGCATACATATGCGAATAATGGTGAGTATGTTATAACTATGTTAATCAACAGTCCGTGGGGTAATCATAAAAACGAAAAAACAATCAACCTACCATCTGTAGAATCTACAGATATTACTTTCGATACTACGATTAGTACTC